CTTGATCAGTACAAAATATTTTATCTTTATATATATCTACAATATTTGTATTGTCTACATTCCAAAATTCGTTATAATTTTCCCATAAAGAGTAATTAGTATTCCAAAAATTTGGGTCTGTATATAATTCTAAATCATAAAAATGACCTTCAACTAAAACAGGATTAAATGCTTGTGAAAAAGTTAAATAATTTCCTGTTGTTACAGCATTATTAATTTCATAAACAGTTGTAACATTTGTGCTATCATCCCTAAGAGACAAAGTAAATTGAGAACCATAGGTTCTGGGTATTACTTTAAAATTTTGAGCCGAAGCAGTAGTTTTAAATACGATCATTTTATATATAACGTAATAATTAACTTATTTTGTGTAAATGTTAAAGCAAAAAAAAAGCACCCCTAAGGATGCTCTTTATTTAATATGAATAAATATTAGTTAGGTGCTATTTGTGTAGCAGAAGCAGTAATTAGTCCTGAGTCTAAAAAGTAAGGTGCTAATTCTTCCATTCCCTGCATAACTAAAGTAAATCCTGAAAGGTCTCCAGCAGCAGCCCCAGAAACTACAGTTCCAGAAATAAACTCCATTCCATTCTCTAAACCACATAAAAATTGATTTCCATAATAATCTTCAACACACACATAAGGTCTTGCCTTAGCAATTTCTTGCAATTCTGCTTGTGTTTTAGCATCAAGGAAAGTTAGTGTTAAATTTAATGTTTGAGTATAAAAGGTAGTTCCGTTCTCTCTTGAACTTGCGACTGTTGTTTCAAGTGAAGAATTTCCTTTTACATCATATTGAAACCAATCTGGTTGTGTTCCTGCGATAGTTGTAACTTGTTTGGTAGTTGAATCTACAGTTACACCCGTAATTCCACCAAAATCGCCAAACCAAACTGTTTTTATGCCTCCAAAGGCACTTTTACAAGGTAATTTTCTCCCTGTTGATAATGTACAAGCCATAGTTTATATTTTTTTTATAAAAAAGGGTAAGTAGGCATTTACCCACCTACCCTAATTTTTGGTTAATTTAATTTATTAAGAATAAAGAACTATGTCAGAACCTATTCCGTACTGTACTCCAGCAGTAAATCTCATTATTACCCTAACGTTTTTACTTCCATCGATATCTGCCATATCAATCAACTTTACAAGATTGTAGTCAGACATTAACCCTGTTCCAAAGTATAAGTTAGAACGTTGTGCAGCAACTGCATAGTTGTTTGGTAATCCATTAGCAACAAAGATTTTTACACCATCAATAGAAAGATTTTCATTTCCACCGAACCATAAAGTTCCTCTGTTGTCAATACCATTTGCACCTACAGAACCTACATTTTCAGTTCCTGCAACATTAGTTAAAGCAGCATAACCTCCTAAGGCTCTTACATACGCTTTAGCAATGTTTTGAGATACATAGATAAATAGATCATCTTTTCCATAAAGTGTGTTTGGAATAGCATCTACTATTTTTCCAAGTTCTGCAATTACGTTTCCAGAATTTACTCCACCACCTACAGCAGCAACATCAATAACATCACCATCAGCAGCCATTAGAGTAGTAAATCCATTAAATTCTCCAGCTACAGCGCCTCCAAGATTTCCTTGCCAGATATTGTTTTCTGTTGAAGCAGATACTTGTTCAGCAACGTGAGCAATTAAGAAACTTGCAAAGTCAGGAGGTAAATTATCAAATGCAGAATATCCCATAGATACTGCACCCCAGTCAGACTCAAATGGAGTCTTACACAATTCAAGGTTTACTTGAAATTGATCAGGTTGGATAATTCTTTCTGTAAGCGTAACAGCTCCAGCAGATGTAAAATCACAAGAGTCGTCAGTAATTAAACCAGATGAAACTACTTTTTTAATAACTTCTTTATATTTAATATTTGGTTTGATTTCAACAGCACCCTGTGCAAGTGTGTTACCACTCAAAAGAGCAGCAGCGATATACTTACCTGCAAATTCTCCAGCATAAGTAGTTGTAATAGTTGGTTGTGGCATAATAGTTTTTTTTTATTTATTTAATTGATTTAATATATAGTCCATAGTTGATTTTTTTCTTTGTGGACTTAGTCTGAAATGCGATTTTTTTACACTTCCCTCAGGATTATGTCTAATAGGAGATGCAGATGGCATAGATAATTCTTCTTTAATTTTTTTAATTGAATCTTCTACTTCTTGATCTTCCATTTCTTTTTCTCCTAATCTTGACTTAATGTCAGCAATAGCATCTTCAAGGTTTTGGATTCTTTTTTCCATACCTTCCCAGTCGCCTACATCTGCCATTTTTTCTTCTTTCTTTTTTTCATCTTTTTTCTTGTCATCTTCTTCGCTTAGGTCTTCTGTAACTGATGCAGGTTGTTCTTCTTTTTGTGGAACTTCGTTAGATACTTCTCTAACATCATCAATAATTCCCTCTTGAGCAACGACAATAAGTCTGCCATCTTCAAGTAAATATTCGCCTACAGGCATAGCTACCTTTTCATCATCTGTAAGAATAAATATCTCTTTTCCTTTTTCAAATGACTCAGCTTCTACACGAGTACCATTTTCTAATTTTCTTTCTTCAAGCTTAACTTCTATGTTTAAAAGTGTCTTGATCTGGTTTAACATTTCAATTGATTTCATAATATATATATAACGTGGTTTAATTTAAATTTTGCATTTTCATATTGTTCTTGATATAACTCCAATGCCCTGTGCCCATACAGAACCATCGCAGCATTCTATAGAATAAGTATTTTTATCCTTACAGAAACAAGCCCTCCTTGAACCTTTAGGGCTTGAACGACTTGGGAAAAAGTTTTTTTTCCATTTATCCATTTGTTAAGATGTTTTTTATTTGTTTTAATAATTTATTTGCTTGTTTGGTTTTAGATAAACCTACAGCATCTTTTGGTCTTTCCATTTTATCTGCAAAATAGCCCTCTATAGAAAAACCTTTTACTTTGCCTGTTTTTACATAGTCATTCCACACTTCATTATTATTGACTTTTACAGCACCCATCCAAGTGCCTACAGGCACATTCATTCCGTACTTTCTTGATTTGTCGTGTACATCATCTTCGACTATCCAAGATTCCACTAAACTTAAACCAGATAATTCGTGTTGGTGTTCTAAGGTAGAATTGTTTTGATTTCCTTTTGTTAAATACATTTGTGATGCCTTTAATACAGTATCTTTAGAAAAATAAATGTAATCTTCATCTTCTCCATTATCTCTATATATTGGTTTATTAGGTATTAATAAAGCACCCATTAATATTTTTTTATCCTTGTTTATTTCTGCAAGTTTAATTTCATCACTTTTTAAAGCAATAAAGTCTTCTTCAATTGCAGGATTTTCAACAATAGATATCGCTTCGATTCCTGAAGCATCTTGATCTTCGTCAAGTATTAATTCGACTATCTTCATATTTTATATAACGTTATTAATTATTAATTTTGTATTTATATACTTGCACCCTCCACAATATTTCTTTCAAGACCTTGTGCAGTTGTTACATCATTACTAACAACGTATGCCCTAACAGGTTCTTGTGCTTGTGTTCCTATTGCATCTGCTAACTGACTTGTTTCTCCTTGACCTACAATATTAAATGCTGGTGGCATTGATGGTGTAGGTGGTACTGCCATTGCACCTCCAGATGTTGCACCTGCTGGTGGTTCTGGTTCTGGTGTTGATGTTATTTGTTTTACATTTGCTATACCACCTGCAATAACTGCTGCTGCACCAATAAATCCAAATATACCTCCTTGTGCTAATGCTTTGTTTGCACCTGCATAAGTATCTCTAATAGCTGATACAATCGCAATTGCTTTTCCAAATTTAGAGTTAGCACCTACAATGGTTGCAAGGTTACCTAAAGTTTGAGTCATTTGTTGTTCTTTAGCTTTATCTAAATCCTTTTGAATTTTTACTTGATTTCTTGCACTTGCTTCAGAATAGGCATCCAATTCATTTTGTGCATCTTGAAATGCTTGTGTACCTTTTTTATAAGAATCCCTTTTTTCTATTAATCTTTTTTCTTCAAGTTCTTTTTCAATTACTGCATTTTCTTGTTGTTGTTTTAATCTTGTAACTTCATTTTCGATCATTTCAGCATTAAAATCTCTTTCAGCTTGTTGTCTGACAGCTAACGCTTCTGCCCCTGATTCTTCTAATGTTAATTTTTCTTTTAATAAATTGTTTCTATGTTCGTCTTGTTCTGCTTTTCTTTGTTCAATTTCTGTTTCTACCGTTTTAACTTGATTTTTTGCTTCTAAAAGTGCTACATAATCTTCATCTTTTCCTGTCAAATCAAATTGTGCTTGTGCTGCTGCTAAAAGAGTATCAACATTTTGTTTTCTTAATTTATCTTGTTCAGCAATAATTTCATTTACTTTTTCATTTGCTTTAAGTCTTTCTTCAATTGTATTAAACTCATCATCTCGTAATTGTCTTTGTACTTCTGCCTGTCTTTCGTATTTTTCAATTAATCCCTGATTTACAACTGTGTTTATTTCTGCTGCTTTTTTTAATGCAATATTTGTTTTAGCAGTTTCAATAGCTGCTTCAACGCTGATCTCTTTAACACCATCAATAACTTGATTTGCTATGCTTCCTGCTTCACTAACTGCTTCACTAAAGTTGTTTACAATAGAACCTGCTGCATCAACTACATCATCTTTTATATTAACAAATTCTTGACCCACTTCATCTAATTGAGATTTTAATTCTGCAATTCTTTCTTCATCTCCACCACCGAGCCAAGATTGTTCCCAAGCAAGTTGTGCCCCTATTATTGCACCCTTTATAGCTTGAAACCCTAATTTTAATGGTGTGATACTCAAAGTTAATAAACCCTTTATAACCTTTCCTAATGCATCAAAATTTTCAGTAGCACCAGAAACATTTTCGTAAACAGAAACTATTACATCAGAGACTTGTTTTCCTACTATTGCTGCTGCTTCAAAAGCTGTATTAAATAAATCTATAACTTTTTGATTTTCTTTTAATGCATTAAATAAAAAACCGAACACAGCTACAATAGCACCAAAACCAGCAGCCATATATGCCTTACCAATATTTTTAAAACCTGTTGCTAAAGATTTTAAACCTGATTTACTTTTTTTGGCTT